GCGTTAGCCAATTCATAATCAGACTCGTCTGCATCTGGCCCTAAAATCATTTGTGCGTCCATCGCATCCCGCAACAATTCTTTTACCCGCTCTTTGAGGTCGGGGATTTGGCGCGATTCGGCGCGGCTACCTATGTAAAGCCTGGAAACTTTCATTCCTATCATATAGCCGTAACCGCTGCGAAATTTACTTACAATGTCCCACTGCGGCACCTGATTAGGCAAAAGGTTTGTGATACATGCGATCTTGTCACCTTCTCGCCATACGTCTTTATCTGGTTCCAGTAGCCTGTTTATTTCCTCCGGCAATCCCTTCTCACCTTCGAGGGAGTCAATAAAGGCGCGCCAGTGTTCGGCGTTCATTTGAAGTCCTCTGGGTATGAAACAGCTATTGCACGGCCTTTTATTATCCAGTAGCACCATGCAAGTCGAGTCAGTATCGATGTAAATTTTTTGTGATAATTCACAGGTTTTGCTGGTAATCCAGAAGGCATACTTACCACTTCATATGGCTTCATGTTTTCTATTCTGATGGTGTTCATAACCCCTTCTCATCTTCGAGGGAGTCAAGAAAGGCGCGGTGTTTTTCTATGTTCATTGCTTCTCCCACGGGTTCCAGATTCTGCTTTCATCAGGGAAGTCGTCGCGCTGCGGCTGGTTCCCGAATTTATACCCCATTACGGTGTCTCGGTGAGCGTCGGCGATCGCTCGCGCTTCTGCTATCTTCTGCGCTTTCATGTCAGACCGTTTTCCCCGTTAAGAAGTCTGCAGCAGTCGCGCGCAGGTGTTCGCCCACTACGTCGTCGCGCTGCATCTCCTCAAACCGAATCGGCCCGTTTTTATCCGCAATCGCCAGCTTTACTGTTCCATCACCCATGGCCAGCATCTGGAATTTGTACGGGTCGCCTTTGATCCGTGTCTCGTATTCTTTAAGCGTTACTGTTTTCATTTTGCACCCTCCAGGTACTCTACGATTTCTGTTACTGCGTTCTGCATGATCGACCCTTCGACCAGCTTTGGCCGTTCGATCGCCAGCATGGCGTCAATCCACATGGCTATCTTTTGGCTTTCACCAAGGTTCTGCATGTGCTGCTCGCGTTCGGCTGCGGCTTTTTCTTTTGCGGCATCAAGCATCTTTGAAAAATCAGCTTCGCTCATCTTGATGATGTTTTCACTTTCGTCGCGGATGTCCCTGTTGATCTGCTCTTCTGACATGCTCGGTACTGTTCGCATGATTACCGCCAGTGCATCCGCACGTATCGGCAGGATCTTTTCCCGGCGTTCTTTTTCTTCTTGTTCTTTCCGGGTGCGCTCTGCCTCTGCCTGTTCATGCGCAACGCGATTACGTTCTGCCTGCGCCGCATCTTCGCGGGCATTCTGAAGATCGGCTTCTTTTTGCTTTTGCTCTTGCGCCTTGCGATTCTCTTCGTCTTGCTGCCGAATCTTCTCGTTCTGCTCATCAATCTCTTTTTGCTGGAATAGGCTCAATGCCTGCAGGAACTCTACCTCGCCCATCAGCAGCAGCTGGTCGTCGGTGTAGGTGTGCTGATACTTCGCCAACTTCTCCTTACGGATCGGCAGCTCTGCGGCCCGTTCAGCCTTCAGTTTTTCCTTGGCCTTGAAGTCGTCGACATCATCGATCTGGCGCTTCAGTTCATCCTCAATCGGATTGATGATCGCCTGCAGCTCCCGAGCGGTTTTGTCATAGGCTTGAGTGATGCGCAGCGCATCTTCTTTCAGCACCTTCTTTCGCGCATCGATGTTGCGCCGCAGAACGCCAGCCTCTTTGGCTGCATCCTTTGCTTTTTTGTAGCCTTCGGAATCCTCTGGCCCTTCGATCTTGATCTTCGAATATTCTTCACGCACCGTTTCAAGAGCCATGCGAACTTCGCTGAACTGTTGAATCGCTGTCGCTTCTGCCGACACCTTTGGGTGATCGACCGCTTCTGTTTCTTTGCTCATCTTTACCCTATGCCTTAATATAGCCTCTGAGATACCCCGAAGGCCAAAAAAAGATACTTTTTTATCCTGTGCAGTAAAGCCATTTTTAGAATGTTTCAGGCTCCGAACCGCCCCAGCCAGAGCCCAGAATCGTGCCGCTGGTATCATCGAACCCGGTGTTCACCGTTACGTATGGCGAGATGCGTGATTTCTTTACTTTCCACGTTATCAATGGCAGCTTTTTCCCTTCTCGGTCGGTGTCGCGGGAGATCTCCCAAGCTATTCCCGCTTCCTCCTCTGGGGCCGCAGATCCTTTAAACCCGCTGGTCTCGTTCATCTGGGATAGTACGAACATGATCCCATCGATGTCGCCCATCTTGTCGCTGAACATTTGCACCGTGTCGATCAGTCCCAGGCGCTCCTCGGATTTGAATGCGCTGTTTCGAGGGATGCGCTGCAGGTAATCGAGCACGATGATGTCTGGATGTACCATGAAATGGTTTTTTGTTTCGTCGATCACGATGCAGATGTCCTCGGCGCTCATCTTTCGCACGTTGACGAATACCAATCGATCGGACATCATCTTGGCGAACTCGCGCATGGCTTTGTGCTCTGCTGGAAACTTTTCTGGGTAGCGCAGCCAATCCTTCGCCAGCATAAATGGCCGGCGCATGTGGTGCTGCAGGTTCAAGTGTACTTGATACAGCTTCACCCAGAGCTGTCCCTCTTTCATCTCGTTGGTCAAGAATGCGACGCGGTATCCCATCGCCGCTTTTTGGTACGCCCAATAATACGCGAGGTTGATCGCCACCGTAGATTTACCAGTGCCGGGCTTCGCGCCGATCGGATAGATCAAACCCCTTTCGAGCTCGAGCTCCTTCTTCCCAGCGAAGCCCCACTCCTGCGGCATCTTGATCGCGGTGCCGGTGGATTTATATTTCTCGAAGTGATGCGCGAAGTTCATCGTCGCTGGTGAAATGGCCTCGCTGTTCAGCCCTCGCCAAAGGTAACCGGCATTCTTTCGGGCCGCATCTATATCGCCTGCGGTGAAAGCTGTCGATACCTTGTCCATGTAGTCGAGCAGCCGAACGTCGCCGCGCAGCGATTCTATTTTTTCAGTTCGAGATACCTGCTTCAGCTTATTCTGAAGCGCTGCGATCTCCTTGCGGATATTTATTGAATCAGACACCTGCAGCCTCCCGGTGGCGTTGGCGCTCTTCCTCTGGTACACCGTCATCGTCCGGTTCAGCGTGCTGGCGAACTCTTATGTCGGCGACGGCAAAGTTTGCCCTCTTGGCTTGGTACTTAAAAAACGAAATCCAATCCCATTTACCAATCTTCTTGTTCGCTTCATTGTGACAGAAGTTCTTAATCATGAACTTGAGCGTGTTCAGGTCGTCGTCTTTAATAGCATTATACCACCAGATCTTCAACTGCCTATTTACAGTGAGCCTGATCCCGGTTTCTTTGAGGATGTATCCAACAGCTTTTTTCAATTCATCGTCGTGATACTCGGTTAAAGTTCTCTCGCCATCAGGCGCATATTTCTTTTTGGATTTGTTTAAGAGTTTCTTTTGTGTAGAAACGCTGTTTCCAGGGGTTAGAAACCCGTCTTTCGGGGTGGTGGAAACAGTGTTTCCACGTAGTCCTTCAAGGGTGGAAACACTGTTTCGTAGTTTCTCCTTCCGCTTTTCCATCAATCTGAGCATGTACGCGTCGTTGATTCGTTGAAATCTTGGCCCGAACTTGTACAGCGGAGCCCTTCCTCTCCTTCGGTTAATAACTATTAATTTTCGCCATTCAAGTTTTCTTGAAAATTTTGTCACCGTTGGCCGACTTAGCCCTGTCATAAACTCTATCTGAGAATTGCTGATCTCATCTTCTGATTTGTGGAATCCATACGTTTTACGGATTATCACTCCAAGGATGCCGTATTCGTGTGGGTCTATAAACCTCTGGATCACATCATTCACTATATTGGGAGACTGCGTAAACGTCGGCTCCGGCGCATTTTCATCGATCATATTTCCTCCAAAATAAAAAAGCTCTCGGCTACGTTGGTGGAACCTTGCATGCCGGGTTAGTCGGTGAATGCAAGCCAACGTATGCGAGAGCTTTCTCGTCTAACCTTATGTTCCGCAGTTCCATCTGCGTTGCCTTTCAGCTACTCTGTCTAATGCATAGGGGTGTTACGTAAAGAACTTAATGGGCAGAACTGCGAAATATTCGGGTTAGATAATAAAAAACCCGGCTGTTACACCGGGTTAGTGCCGCCCCATGGTCTGTGGCAGTCTTAGGGTAAAGATGAGCTTTCGGAGTGTTGGCGCGACGAATCCATATTGCTCAGGCAATCATTGCGTCTATTCATTTTCTGCGCGCAGCCTTTGTCGCTCTACACGCTCGGGCCAGTTCAACCAGATCTCTTTCGGCTTGTGGCTGTTCCAGAAATCCCTGAACTCATCAAGCATGTCGCTCATGGCATTTACGTGCGCCTTGGTGAGACGCTTGGTCGACATCCTTCGGAACCGCACAAAGAATTCCGCAACAGTGTCGCGCGGAGTCTCCATGCTTTTCCCAAGGCCCAAGGCCTCCATGAACAGATCCAGAATCTCGCCAGGGCGATAGCCTGTGACCTTGCTCATGTGGCCGATCTTCATGCGCACGTATTTCATATGCTCTTCTCTGCGGATCGGTGAAAGCTCACCGGCCTGCAGCTCGATCGACTTGCCTTTATAGATCTGCCTGAACTGTTCCCACTTGGCCAGCTCCGTTGGATTCCACTGCAGCTTCCCTGCCTCGTCGATTCTTAAAACCATGTAACAATTCATGCAAGTCCTCCGGTTGTGATGGCTCGTGCCATTCGATGCCATTGATGGCGCAGATCTTTTCAAGGAACTCAAGTCGCGAACGTATCAACGGCCGCACATCGATCAGCGTCAGGTTCAGCAATATCCAGTGCCGCTCGGCGATACTCCGTACCACGAACACATTCTTTTTGTTCAACGCCCAATCGAAGCACGCAGCGTCTGGTGTGCTGTGCAGTGACCGCGATCCGAGAAATAGATTGAACTCTACGTCTGCCAGAGTTTTGAAATCTCCGGCAGGGTAGAAGTGCATTGCGTCAGTCCCGAGAGTCCCTTTGAATACGCACCGTCCCTCGAATGCGCGGCGTGCCTTTGCCTTCGCCTGTTCATGGGCCATCAGAACAGCTTCTCCTGCGCTGGGTCGTTTTCATAGAAGTCTTTTTCAAATGTCTTGTACATCGTGCACGTTCCATCATTCTTCACGAGCGCTTCGAGTATTTGACTTGCGACTGGGTTGTTGCAGGCGTCGTAATTGTACTGCATCTGCACAAACGCTATCGGGCATGGTTTATCGCCATACTTGCATTTCGTGCACTGCTCATCGAAGGATTCACCGTCTCCGCTATTTGAGAAGTATGCCATGTGGCACCTCCGGCAGTTTGATATCATTCCGTCGCACCATCTCTTTGAAGCACTCCTCAGTCGCCTTCAGGTCGCTCGCGACCCGATGCGCATCTTCAAACTCTTTTAGAAATAAAGCCTTGTACAGCTCGACCAGCTTTGGCCATTTCCCTTTCTGATCATAGCGACGACCCGACATCATAGTGCAAAGCATCGGTCGTTCGATGATGGAAAGCCCGAGGCGATGGAACTCTGCGTTCAAGATCTGCAGATCGAACCGGATGTTGTGGCCGACAAGACAGTCCGCAATCAGCATCTGCTCGTGGATCTGTGGGAAGATGACGCTGCCCTCTGCGCCTTGCTCCATAGCCATCGCCGTGGTGATGCCGTGAACCTTCGACGCCTCTTCTGGAATTTCAAACCCGATTGGCTTGATCAGGAAGCTGTGTGCAAACCGGCTGTCGACCGTCTCGGTCTTCGTGGTTGCGATCGTCGCCACCTCGATGCACCGTGGCCAGTTTGCGCTATCCGTAACCGGCGCTTTCCAATCCTTCGGGAGGCCTGTGGTCTCCGTGTCTGTAAAAAATAATTTCATGAACTTCTCTTTTTGAACATTTTGTCAATCTTGTTGAATCCGACCAATCCCAGAATGCCGGCAATCACTCCGCCGACCGCATAGGCCAGCCAGGGATACCACCACTCCATCGGATCGATAGAAAGAGCGTGATGGCTCTCAAGGAACACCATCGCGATCACTGCCTGCAGTAAAAGCCCGACCAGAGCGATCAGGGTTTTGAGCAGTCTCATCCACGGCCCCACTTGAACCGCTCGGTAGACAAGCAGCCTTCTTTGTAACCACGGTAAGCTGTAGTCGATGCCATGATCTGCAGCTGCATAGATACGTGCGACCATGCCTTCTCGATCGATTCAGTGTTGAACCAATACTTCGTGGTGAAGCGAGTGTCGAATCCATAGGGGTGTTTCATCTGCACCCGGAAGACAAACTTCCATGGCTTGCCGGGCGCCAGGATGTCCATCGCCTTGCAGTACAAAGCGTTCTGCGTGTCGTAGCCTTTGTCCCATGCATCTTTTTCAAACTGCTCTGGGTCTATTTCTCGCATCAGTTTGTAATCGTAGATGATCCGGTTTTCAAAGTCTACCTCGTCCATGCGGATCTTCACGCGCACCGTCTTCTCGCCGAAGGGGAAGTCCACGATGCCAGTGACCTGCTTCTTTGTCTCCGAGTTAAACGGATAGCGTTCAAGCATACACTTGGCCCACTGCTCAACCTTTGGAAGATCCTGTGCGGCGATCGGTATTCTTTGCGCACCGATACACCCGACGGCTTCTTTCGAGTCATACGTCTTCGTCGAGAAGGTGCAGATCTGAACCGCCTTCTGTGGCTCAAGCACCAGCACCTCGAATACCTTTCCCATTTGGAAGGCCTGCGTCATGCTCTCGTCTTCTTCTGCTTCCAGATATTCGAGCTCGTACAGCGCTGGCAATTCTGCAAACTTCCGAACGGAGCTGTTTGACGGAATTTTTAGCCCGTGATATTCTTCATCCGGCACATCGTAGAATATCCCGACTTCATCCCCGAGGCTCATTGGTTGCCCTCAATACCAGACATCATCTGCTCGGTGGTCTCGTACTTTCTGCGGAACTTGATCGCTGCCGCCATGGTGTTGATCCCTACAGCCTGCAGAGCGAGCTGAACTTCTTTTGTATTCAGTCCGAGCTCGTCGAACTCCGCTTTGATCTCAGCATTGGTTTTCTTCACTTCGCCAGGTTTACTCTGAGGAGCCTTGGCTGCCGGTCGCTTTTCTGGATCTGGCGTTGCCGCGCGCGGTGCCTTTGGTTGCCCACCCGAACCCGCATCGTCATCCTCGCCCTTCGCACTGAGGCACAGCAGCGTGAATATCGCATACCGCCGTTTGTAGGTCAGCTGCGCACCAAGGTCTTTGATATCCTTGGCCTCGTGCTCAAAGTAGCATGTCTCTTTGATCGACTCGCCGCTTTCGACATGCGTGACGGACGCCTCGATGCCATGCACCTGCCTGACGACCTGCGAGGTTGCTACCTCAGTGCCGTCGGTTTTCTTTTGCGTCTCCGTCTTTACGATCGGATTGTAAACCGATGTTGTCATCAGCACCAGCCCGTTCTTTGAAAGCTTCGGCAACACATAATCGAGAACCGCAGCCAGATCGACGTAATCGTACTTTGTCCGCCGTCCATCTTTGTTCGTGAAATCGACGCCGCTTGTTCTTTCGATCGATTCAATCTCACTTTGAAATTGTCGAAGCGCCTGCGAAAGCCCTCCGCTTTTTTGTTCACCCATCTTTACCCTTCCTTGAGTCAATAGACTCGCACCGAGCGCGATAGCTCACGCGCGGTACACGTTACCGACTATTTGAAATCCAGCACTTCAGTGTACGTCTGCACTGGTTCGCATTCAATCCCTTTTTGCACCTGCATCGAGTGAACATACCTGCCTGCGTGCGTGTCGGCGTTCAGCACGTTTAGGAACTTCACCTCGTCGCCGTTCGGCATGCGGATGTAGCCAAGCACCTTGTAACGCCACAGCTTTCCCATGATTTCACTTTCGAGTGTATTCCCGCGAGTGTATGGCTTGGCCGCGTACCTTGCTCTCATGTTGTCATGCCGCGAACTTTGATCGCAGCAAGCTCCTTTTCGATTGCGCGCTCCACGAATGAAGAAATCTTCATCCCCACATCCCCGCAGGCCTTCTTTACCTTGTCGTGCAGCACCGTGCTGATCTTCACGTTGGCCGACTCGGTGCTTTCTTTTTTGCTTTTTTTCATCATTTACCCTCCAATTTTTTATCTAAACGAATAACCTTTGCGCGTTTCGCCCTGCATGGTTTGCAGTACGATTGCGACCGATGCCGATCGTTAATCCCGCAGTCCGAGCAAAACCCGTCAAATCGTCGGTAGGAATAGATCTCTCCATGGCCATACTCCCGCAGTCGCGCTTTTCGTGACTTTTCGTATGGAACGTTTCTTTTGCTCATCTGATTACCCTTCCACGTTAATATACGATCTGAACGGCTATTGAGGCCAAAAAAAGATACTTTTTTATCTAATAGGACACCGCGAGGGCAGATTTTGCCACAGGACGGGCCAGTATAGTGTCGAGCTGGGATAGGGTAGGTCTTGGGGAAATATCGCAAACGGTGCCAAACCGTGCAGGCTGGCGACCGTCTGGAATGAGTTACGGGAGGGGAATTGGTATTTTACTGAAGAACAGCTTCTTCACAACGAATCCAACGATCACGAGGAGCACGCCAGCGACGAACGCCCAGACAATCGCGCGGTACACTTTCAGATCTGAAATCTGCGCATGTAGGCCGGCGATCTCGGCCGTCATGCGATCGATCGCGGCGCCTTGGCTCTCGACGGTCTTTTTTGTCTCCTGCGCCTTCTCGGTGATGCTCTGGGTTTTCTTTTGAACGGTAGACTTCACCGCTGGCGATGCCGTGGACTTTTGAACCGCATCGTCAATGTCTTCGGCATCCTCGGAAATGTCGTCGAGATTCTGCTCTGCCTTTGCCGTCTCGGCTTTTGTCGGAGCTGACTTACATGCTATCGGAGACGCGAAGCCAGCGCAAACCAGAAGAACGGCAAACAGCCAACGGATAGGATTAGGCATTTGGTGGCACCTTTGCTGTATCGGTAGGTGTTAACGGCCCGGACGGCGGAGGAGCATCTGGCTTTGATTCTTTCGTCGCGGTTTTTTCTTCTGCGACGATCGACTCCATCGCTGTGTCGGGCATTTTGTTTTCTGCCTGCGCGATCGCGACCTTTGTCTTGAGATAAAAGCGAACCAGGTCGTGCAGATATGGATTCAGCACAATACCTATTACCAGCACGAATGGCCAGAACGGGACGTTCCATCCGCTGCCGGATACGTTTCCCGACTTGGGCTCTACAAATACTGCCAGAGCCACAGTTGAGGCCACGAGCAGAATGCTAAAGATCAGTAAGATTATTTTCATGGGCGACCACACGCCCTCAGATGTCCAACCGTCAACGCGTTTTTAAACGATGAAGTATCCGAACTTGTATGCCTTGCGTTGAGTCTTTGCCAGCGGCCCGTGGTCGATGATTGAATACTTCCTGTCGTCTCCGTCAAAGTGAAAGGTTCTTCGATCGGTCAGCCCAAAGTGCGTGTCTCCTTGGTAGCCAACGTCTTTGAGCAACACCAGCGTCTCTCCATCGGTTCGGATAAATCCATGCGCCGCTTCGACGTGGTTCAAAAGATCAGGAGCGCCGAGGAACATCACCATCGGAACATTCTGGCGCATCAGTTCCAGCATCCTATCTTCGTTTCCTTTTATGTATAGGGCATTGAACTTCTTTACGGAGATGCTGAGCGTCTTTGCGATGCTCTCATACGACCAGATGAATGCGTCCGTTTTTCTGATCGCGCCAGCCTTGATACACTCGAAGTATGCCGCTTCGATGTCGATGTCTTGCCCGGACATAGTTTCGAGAACGAGACATGTCGAGTAAAACGCACAGGCGGCAGCAAAGGCTTTATCGTTATCCTTGTCCGTATCTGCATCAGTGATTTTTTTCAATGCGGACTGCTTGTCGTTATTCATTGGCATCGCCACTATCTCGATAGCGTTCATCCGATCTGCGACAGCCTGAATCAATTCGTCGATTTTATTCTTCAGCATGACCATTACCCCATCGGCCACGGATGTAGCCTTTCATTTCTGCGATGCTGTCCTTGATGTCGGAAAGCATCTTCTGCGTTTCAACACTGCGTTCGTCAGACTTTTTGCTGTGGTTATCGATACGGCGGTGAACTTCCAGCAGCTCTGTTTCGTGCTCGTCTTTTTTGACCTGTTCAGATTTCAACTGTTCAACGTCCTTTGTGAGCGTCTCGAATGCCTGCTTGTTTCTGCCGTGCTGCACAAGAGCGGCGACGAGATAGACTCCACCGGATGTGGCGGAGCCTATCAGTGCTGCGATTATTTTTTCTTCCATTATGCTATTTTTTGAATTACTAATCGGCTGTAAACTTCCCCAACGCCGCGACTTGACGCGCGCCCGAAATCGTTTGCCCCGTAATTCGTGGATGCATTTGCCTGAAGCTCAAAAGTTTTTGCCCCCGCAATAGTGACCGGCTCCGTAAAACCAGTCGAGGGTAAGTTAGCAGTCGTCCCTCCGAATAAAGTTGTTCCTAAATAAGAAATTGAATCCGCCGTGTTACGCAGTCGGCTTTGCACTTCATCAACTTGGTACGTTAGTGATGCCCATTCAAAACGGTACGTGCCTGCGGGTAACGTAATGACGTTAGATGATAAACTTGTGACGATGCTGTCGGGGTCAGAGACAATCGTATTGAGCGGGTTTTTTACCCATGACCCTGACGCGCCGAGCGCACCGCCGCCCGTACCGCTCGTCTGTCGGTTTTCTATAATTGCTGTTTTGATGCCTGATGCTTCCAGTGTTTCAACGCGAGCATCAAGGTCGTTGTCGTTTGCATACAGCTGATTGAACTCAGTGTCGAAAAACGTTCCATTTGCAGATGTTCCTAAGTCCCATGTGCGCGACTTTGCTGGATTTGGTATTGTTGCCATTGTTATTCTCCTGACGCTGCCAGAGACAGCAGTAAATTCATCTTCTCTTCAACGTAGTCGGGCATCGTGATTCTGCCTTCTCCGTAAAGCTGCTTAATAAGCCGAGTGTCGTTCACATGGTTGTGCGCATCTTTTTGCACCCGCATGAAGTCCATGTCCTTTTTTACCGGGTCGACATAGCCTGTCACGTACTCACCATAATTTCCCTTGCCAGGGATATCGATCTCTTTCATCGTTGGGCCGCGTGATGTGTTGAAATCAAATCCGGTGATGCATAGTTCTTTGACCGGAGCCTTTAAGATATCGAGGATGGCAATGGTGCCCATAAGCGCCAGAGAGTCAAAAAAGATCCTGTTGATGAAGTCCGCTTCAAGAACATGCACGTCGAAATGTGCACTCAGTGGCCGGATTAGGTTCTCGAGATTAATCCGCGCGCGCACGAACTTCAAACCTCGAGACTTCATGTTGTGGATCGGTGGCGATGGCAGGTTTCTGCAGAACGTGGCGTTCATATACAGCACGTCGCACCGGCGTCCATAGTCAGCGAAATATTCCAGACTATCGATCAGGATGGCCGGCCCTGTCTTCACGACAACGTCAAAGGCATCGATCTCTTTTCCGGTGCCACGGCCGACAAGTATTGGCGCAGGCCCGACGACCACCACCCGCTTTCCGGCGAGGTATTCGTGGAACTTACTCATTCAAAACACCCTTGATCCCGCCAGCCTTCAGAACAGGAAGCACACGAGTGATTGCCGCTTCTTCTTCAGCCGTCAGTCCATCTGCCTGTATGTAGAACCCGCGATACTGCGACAGCGGCACGCCAGAAAGATCGTATGAACCATCCAGAAGAATAGTCCCGTCGAGAAATATACCGATGGCGATGCTGGACAGCGTCCATGAATTATCAAGGTTTCGTGTGCCGTCTAAAAAGTAAGTCGTCTCTGGTGACCATAGCTCAACGAGGTGCGGCGTTGCTGATGGCACATAAAGCTTCAGCCAGTTCAGGATGGTATTCACGGAATTACCACCGGCACCACCGGCACGCTTTGCGTTGATCAGAATTCTCATCTCCTGATCGGTGAGCCCGTTTCTCAAAACGCCATAGTTCCTGCCGAGCCTGTCCAGATTGATGCCTGTCGCGTTGTCGATGTCTGTCAGATCCAGAACACCCTGCAGCGCATCCAATGCGTCCTGCATGGCCTCGGCAATGACCTCAAGGATCTTTACGTTGTTTGAAGTCGCAGATTTGTCGTAGAAATCTGGCAGCTTCGCGATCAGGCTTTCTGCGGTTACTTCCATTAGCTTGTGTAGACAATATCGATTTTAGAAAAGTCGGTGATTGCCTTCTGACGAACCGCGATCTCGACCAGATCATACGTGCGATCGCCTGTCACCGTGCCGATCTTCGTCAGCGGTTCAACGATGCCAGGAATCGAAGACGCTGCGATCTCGAACAGCGTCGCCTGCAGCTTCCATGCATACACATCTTCGCTGACGTCCAGACCCTCGCTGGTAACGCTCGACGGGTTCACGCCGCCAATGTAATCCAAGAAGCGCTGTTTGATTTCAGGCTCTGCGGTAGCCGCGTTGTAATTTGCATCCACCGTCAGCGTCAGACGGACGTAGATATCCACATCCGTCACATGTGAGTGCTTGATGTACTTCGTATCACCGCTGGCGTCGACCACTGCCGTCGTGATGCTTCCATGCGTGCCGATGCCGGCAGCTTTCACGTCGAAGATTGCTTCTGCGATCGCCAGATCTGTCGCCGAACCTCGGGTCACGATCTCTACAGACCCCGGTGGAAGGCCGTCGCCGTCAGTAGAGTTCCCGGTGTTCTCAAATCCTTTGACCCGAGATACGTTTGGTACTGCTGCCACGGCATCGACTATCGCCTGCAGGGAGCTGGTGCGATCCGCTTCCCGGTCGGTAAGAAGTCGGTCGCGGAAGTCTGCGTCGCTTTCGATGTCCAGACCATTCAGCGCTGCCGTGGTATTGGATACGGTATCCAGCCCAGAAATGAAAACCGGAATAAAGCTGATCGCCGCGATCGGCGCATTGCCGGCAAGGCCAGCCACAACAGCCAAAACCGTGCCAGAGCCTTCGCCATACGAGTCCAGCGTGATGTCTGACTGCAGGGCATAGCCTCGCTTGTCTTCTGTCTCGAAAATAGAACCCGATGGGATGATAGAGCCAGGGTCTCCAACGAACGCCACTGTCGCGCTCGATTGAGTCGCCGCCCTGCGCAGGGTAGGTGATGCGGCCCGATCCAGCTGCACGCCAACGGCCGTGAGGATGAACAGCGAATAATACACGTCTTCGATTGCCTGCCAAACTGTATCGAGCGCATCGGGATTGATCGCCGACAGAACACCAAGAATACTTTCTGGCTCTGTGGATGGGACGTATGCAACGCCACCAACAACATCGGTGAACTTGGCTACAAATTTTGCTTTGATGTCTTCCGTCAGCTCTTCAAGAGTTGGCCGTTGAAATCCGTTTTCGTTAACTCCCCAACTCATATTGCCTCGCTTCCGTTTACAATTCCATCTGTGGACATCACCGTGTATGCTATCAGCGCAGTCCGGTCGCCGTCGGTTACTTTCAGACTCACGTCGATCACGTCGGTTACATAGGACACGCGTTTGATCGCGGCAGTGACAATAGAAATCACTTCATTTTGGTTGTACTGCGCCTTCAGGATATTCTGCCAATCCACACCGCGCGTGATGTCTTTGTACCAGTTGCCCTTCCAAAGAGACAAAGCGTTCTGCACGATCTGCGTCAGCGCATCTTTACCGCGCAGCACCGTCACGTTTGAGTTTTTATCCAGCGCAAGATCTCCCGATGATGTGATCTGAAAATCTTTGATTGCCATTACGCACCCACCGGAGGCCCAGACATGCCAGGGCCGGTTGTAACACCGCTGTGGACGTGCAGCTTAAGGCTCACAGTGCCTGCTACGACATCCCCGGTCGCCGTAACGTTGTCCGCTGTGATGTCTCCGTTCACGGTAAAATCTCCCTCGACTCTAACACTCGAACCGTCAAACCAAATGTAATTTGCACCGCGGCCTATGAGCAGACCAGACTTTGCAGCGAATGCAGCTGGAACGGTAGCGCCACTCTGCAGCACGCCAAAGCGGACGGTGCATGATGAAAAAGAAAACCGATTCTTTTTTGAATTCGCGCGCGCCTTACCAACCACCACTTCATCGACCGGTGATGCATAGCACGATACAGAGACCAGATCGCCTTTCTTGTACTCGGGGCGAATGAAACAACCATCCCCTGCATAGATCATTTCGACAGGCACGTTGTTGACGTCCGGCGTGTTCATCACCGTTTTTGCATCTTCCACACCATCTTGCACATTGCTGTACAGCTGCGGCCGGATAGTCGCCTGCATTTTTTCTTTGTCGAACGTCACGATCTTTGCCAGAAATGACATTTCAACCTGACCAAGACGGTCGTCGAGCCATGCGTTAAGCGTATCTGCCAGGAAGTTCATTGTCTTAAGAACGGGAAGTAGGTCACCGGCTCCCCTTCCGGTGCGACCACGTATGTGCAGTCTGCCGATCCGTCTGCAAAATTATAATCTCCGTCAATCACGCATCCGGTCACGGTATCCTGTCCAGTGAAGCGTTTCAGGAACGGCGCCTTGATGGTGACCCAATCACCGGGAAAAAACATCCTCGGCAGTCCGAACAAAGTCTTTACCTGCCAATGCGATGAATTCACCCGCGTTGGCTGCTCGATCATTCCTGTCTCGTCGCTGATGATCTCAGGAGCGCCAGCGCGCGGCGCAGCGACCAACGACCGGCAGACGTACACTCCCTGTGGGTTTACCGAATACGAGAACCCATAGGTGCGGCCCAGCGACGGCAAGATGTCCTGAAGAATGAAACGGCCATTGTAAAACAGCTTCGATGATATCCGTGTGCTCAGAACCAGGCTGACCACCGGATCACCTTCAGTGTCGATCTGGAACTTCCCGGCTACCGCCAGCGCATTCACAACATCTGCCAATCGAGAACCTGCAGCAAACGTCCCGAAGTACCGCGAGGCCTTCCCATAGATATTAACTGTCTGCCCGTCGAACAAAGTGAAGTTAAACACCCTGCCACCAAGAGCCTTGTTGTCGAACATCTCGAACGGATATCCGGTATAAATCAACGGCAGCGAGTTCTTCAGCTTCCCGGCATCTGCGCGGCGCTCAATTTGCACCTTTGAATACCCTGCCCGAACCTCTACCCGTGGCCGGCCCTTGTACGTCTTCAGGTCAAACTTGGTGATGCTCTCGACTACGTTTTGCGACGGGTTCTGTATCTGAATGTTGCAATCGCTGAACGGGCCGCTGGATGCATACGTCTTCTGGAATGTGAAGTTCATCGAATAGCCAAGCCGATTGAATGGCTGGCGGAAAAATATCTCACTGACAGCTGAAAGCCCGAGTGGGTCTTCTTCAGAATAAACCGTCAGAACTGCCTGACGATATCCATAGCCGGTTTTGCCGTATTCCCCTGCCATTATTCATTGATCGCAGTCGCCAGAACAACGTCCGCACCAAGCGTGTTGTCGTTGATTTCCTTTGGCGCGCTGACCCCTTGGAGAACGTTGATGCTCAACGGGATGATTTTATCGGTGAATGGGGCAAGAATTGAATCGATGACGTTCTGCCCGTATGTCAGTTTATTGGCGAAGAGAAAAACCGTACCGGTCGCATTGTAGAACTCGACCGTGAAGATTCCAGAATCATTTTTTCTGAACCGGCACATGAATGAACCGGCAGAAAACGTGTATATCTTATCGACCGGGATCACGTCTGCAGAGATGTCCAATGAGATGATGTCTGCCATATTATCTGAACGGGTTCAGAACTACCGATGCGACGCGTTTCAGTATCTTGAGCCCTGTGCCGCTTCCTTTGGGTGGCTCTCCGAGCGTCAGCAAATTAACAAACGTCAGCTGGAACCCGGCAGAGTCTCCGAATTCAGCGTTCGACAGCGCTTTGATGTTTTTGATCATGAACGTCGTGTCTGCATCGATGATCTTCCCGAGGTTGAACTTCGCACCCGTGATCTTCACCGGCGTCGCATTCGTTGCCCACTTCGTCAGCAGGCGGAATTTTCTGGTGATCTCGTCTTCGCCAAGGTCAAAGAATTTACTGGCGGCAGAGACTCCAGACTTGATGGCTGCAAACGCATTCGGTGCATACGCAGACGCGCGCGCAGCTATGGCACCGACCGGATCGGCACGAAGATCGAGGTTTCGGTTGGTAACCACCCCGGTCAGAATAAACGGTGTGGATGTGTTCGAGGCATAGTCCTGAATCGCGCCAGCATCACCCACAGGATGCTCGGAGATCTCCATCACAATATCAAGGTCTTCGCTTTCGGTTGTGTTCAGATATACCGTATCACCAAACGGATTAAGATCGCGCAACAGCCCAGCGATCCCTCCTGGCGTCGCTTCCTTGATCGTAATCTGAGACTGAAACAATGAGTCGGCCAGCTGTATTGCCTGCCCTACAGAGCCAGCGCTGCCCGCTATTTGACCAAGGAGAGCCATTATCCTCTTGGCTGCACTCCCAGATGCATTGGCAGTATTGTACGGCCGGCTTTATTCATTGCCTTGATCGTCTCGCGCTCGAGGATGTCTGCGAACCCCTGAAGAGGGACGGTGATGTTGTTGATGATGGTCGTTCCGCTCTTGCCACCCATGCGCTTTGTTTCTTGCGCTGAAGCGATCCGGCCGCTGGTGTTTGGAATGAATGTTTCGCGGCCGTGCTCGCCGACGGTGTACATCCGGCCGGCTGCGACGGGGCCGCCCTCTGCTTTTCCGGGTGCCTCTGCTGGGACATTTCCGAGATCGTCGCCTCGAATCGCGTCACCTATAATGTCACCAAGCATCTCGTGTCCCTGCTTTGGCATCTCTTTTCCGCTCATCACCTTATCGAGCTTGTTAAGTGCAGCGCCCGTGACCCTGTTTTGAATTTTGCTAATTCCTGTGGCAATACCAAGAGTCTTTGATCTGATCTGTCGATCCTGAGTTCTTGTTTTGTTCATTGCCCCATACGAACCGCCGAACAGTGATGCCCCGCCAGCCATGTAATTTTCTTCTGCAGTCTGAATGCCGGCCTCTGCTGCGATGAGTTTGCTCGTTCCAGATTTATCCAGTGCGTCAGAATATTTCTTGGTGCCTTTTTCTGCGTCTTTCAACACCCCAGCAATCAGTTCAAACCCTGTCGATGCGGTGTGCGCGTTGCCAAGCAGATCCTTGTATGAATTTATGAGATCAATCTGCGACTTGGAAAGGCCTCGGCCCTGCTTTATCTGGCCGCTGGCCAAAGCCTGCACAGCCTCTTCCATCGACCCGAGCCCTTGAGACTTCGCGAACTGCTCGAGCGTGCCTTGGTTCTTTCCAACAAGGCTTTTATCCACACCGATGTCACCCAGCTTTGAATATGCAGACATGCGATCGCGCGCGCGGTAAATACTCTTGTCCAGACCGATTCCCATGGCCGCAGCAAAGTTTGACGACAGCATTTTGATGTTCTTCGATGCGGAGATGCCGGCCACGAACTCTTGTGCAGCAGACTCTACCGCGCTTGATGCTGCGCTGAACAGACCACCGATGCCTGGGATCTTTGCGATCAGACCAGACCCGCCGCTGTTCATCGCGGTGCCAGCAGAACCGATTGCGCCGCCGCTGATCTTCTGGATGTTCTGCCCGATCATCTTCATGCCGGCTGACATTTTCTCTAATGACTTCTGGGTTCTATTGGCCTGCTGTTCTCCCATTTTAAGGGATTTATTAACCTGCTCTTGCTTGCGGTAAATGTTGGTGAGCGATGCCGATGCAGCATCCTTTACAGTCATCTCGGAGAGTACAACTTGGAGCGCCTTACCCACTGCCTTCTGCCTTACAGGATTTACTCACCGTCAATCGAAATTATGTTTTGAATACGCCGCGAATGTAGCAGTGCCGCCAGAGGATCAGATATCGAGAGACAGAGATTTTATTTAGGCAGTCGAAGGTGACGAACCCTCGGGCCATCATCAGGAACCAATCGTTCAGGAATCCACGGACGAGCGCCCGAAACTCTTTATTCTTCAGCTTCCCGAAAAAGTACCTCCGTGAAGAACTTTGCCCATAGGCCGAGTCCTTCGGCACGGTTCTTCTTTCTGCGGAGGTATTCTTCGTCTATTCTTGGAGACTGCTCATTGAGCGGGTGCAGGTTTTTCAGGCCGAGGCGCATGGCTGCAACGTACAGATCGCCGTGCTCCTGAATCTCCTCGTGGATAGCAAAGAACTCAGGCTCTTGGAATTTGTACGAACGGCCATCAAGGAATTCGAGCTTATGAACCATAAACCCACCGGGCAGCTCCTCTTGCGAGTGAACGAAATCCCAATCTTTCTGAAGCCTTTCGATCTCAGACGGTTCCTTAACCTGCGCCTCTTCAGACATTAGTTATCCTGTTCGATAACCTGGGCAGCGAGGATTTCCCACACGCGGTCTTGCTCGTCCGCCTTGAAATTCTTTCGAGGGGAAACGCTTACGACGCACGTTGTGGCGTTCACCAGCTCCGTGTACGACCCCTTTGAGACGATCTGCACGGCAAATACCGAATTGGCAGACGACAGCGCGCGCAGGTACTTCTGTGCGTTGCCGGCATTCTGTTTCACGCTGATCTTGATCTTGCCAGCACGGTTCAGGTTCTGGATGAACGAGACATCACCTTTAGGGCCAACGCGTGCTTTGAAGTCTTCTGGATCGAGACGCTCGACCTCAATCATCTCTTCGCCGAGACCATCAATGGTCAGGCCGGCAACAATGACTTCGACGTTTTTGGGAGAATAGACTCCGAGATATTGCTGAATTGCCATGTCGTGCTCCTTATTCGGTCAACAGGATAATGCCTGTCACTTCTACCTTTTCGATCGGGGTGTTTTCGATGTACGAATACTTCACACCGGAAAGAACCCGGTTCGTGATGTCGGTCGGCGACTGCGCCTCTATCTCGGTGCGCGTCAGTGACGTCACGTTGAACCGGAACAGTCCGTCGTATGAAGCGGCCGCTTGGATCGATGTTTCGACCGGTGCCACAACTCCCCGCTTGCCGGCTGTTGTCAGTCGGTTCGCGATGGTTGAAAGCACCTGATTGAGTCCACCGTCGGTGTATGGGATCTTTGACCCTTGCGCAGCTGCCCGGACGAACAACGTCAGCAGGTCTGTCTCGAGGTTCAGCGCGATAAAGTCGCGGCCGATGACCTGGTCGATGTAGATCTGCTGTGTCTGATCCCACATCTGAGAACCGTCCACATAGTTCAGACCGTTCTTGGTGATGTAGCTCTGAGCTTTGTTCTCGCGAACGGTGATCAGATCCGTCAGGGTAGCCGATGTGTTCGGCGTCTGGCCCTGCAGGTCACTGAGGAACTTCCAGCCCTGCCCTGGGACGTTGGGGAGCGCTTTAGCGGCCCATGCAGCCTCTGGGTGGTCGGCGATCACGTCGTGGATGATTCCAGAGACGCGACCGTTCCCAACCACTGTCGGGCGAGCGATTACGTTCGACACAAACAGGATGATGCGCTTGATGCTGTCGAAATGATCCGCCAGCGTCTGCTGGGTGGTCTGGTCGGTGGCCGTTGTCATGGCGATGTACCATTGCCCGACATCGTAGCGCGCAATGTAGTCCGTCAGCGTCGAACCGGTCTTACCATAGCAGTCGAGCACATAGATCACGTTCGGGCTGGGTGCCGATGCAAGAACATTCTGCACCATCTTGTACTCTGTGCTGGTCGAAGCATAGTAATACTGCAGCTGCGAAATGTCGATCACCTTCAGGTAAGAGATGCCTGCGCTTGTAAGCGTTGTCAGGACATCGTCTGCATCGAGAGTTTGAGTCACCAGACCAGAACCAGTGCCGGTCGCCTGCAGGCCGATCAATGCCAAGATCGGTGCGCTGGCGTTAGCTGCGAAGTCTGTCAAAAGGTCGCGAACGCGTGCGGTAGTTGGGACGGTGATGGTGATGTCGTTTTCAGATCCGATTGCATAGATGTAAGACGAGCCAGTGACGATAACACGCAGAGTAAACACCACCTGCGGGTCGACCGACACGGCCACGGCACCTGAGTTCCCAGAACCCCAGCGCACGATTGTTTTTGAACCGGTAAACCCGATCAGAAGCGGAACACCGAAGTTCACCCCTGTTGCGGTCATCGATCCGTTGATGACGCTGACGATTATGTCGTTGATTGCTGCCATTTTATCCTCACTGCCCTGCTACAGGGTCTTCTTGTTGAACGTCTGCTGATTCGATTGTGTCGACGAAAGATTCCGTGATGCTGTCTGCCCAGAGTAGGTTGCAGTCAAAGCTGTTTTGTCGCTCAAAGAAATTTGCCTTTGCGACCTTGAGCTCACGGATCTCTGACGCAGTCACAAGACTTACATTGTCAATCCGTTTTAGCGCAAGTTCAAACCCATCGGTTGAAAAGTAATTATAGAGCAGGCGCGCCATGGCTCTGCAGGCAGCGACTCTTTGCGCTGGGTAGACTACAGAGAACTGCATCTGTGTGACCGTTGGGTTCACATAGATTCGCCCTGGCTCTCCAGACGTCTCGATATCGTATCGAAGCGTCTGCCAGCTTTTATATTTTGGCTCCTGAATCAGCGTCGCCAGAATGTACGGCATAGGCGGAGTCTCGGTATCTTGCCCGTCAGCGACCACCACGAGGCCTGTGCGTAGCGTTATGATACCGAACAGGCTGGTGAGCGGGAACGCCATCAGTTAAGCTCCGGGCGCTCAGTATTCCGAACAGTACATTTTGTGTATCCACCTTCTGGGCGATAGCGAACCAGCTGCACCTTAAAAGTACCGTAATCGGTTATTGCGAAAGAATCTCCGATTTCAACGTGCCGGTTTTCGTCCGTAGACAACACAGGGCGATCCGCGAAAAAGTAAACGTCCAGCTCATTGGCCCCGACGCTTCCGTCCGGTGAAAGGGTGAGTGTTTTCTGGCTTTTCTCGACCACCATGCCTTCGATGGTCTCCGCACCAAGAACGCCTGTCTCTATGGCCCCCTCTTCCCCACCGACACGGCCCAGCGCTGACCATTCGATCGTGGCCTTGATGAATCCTTCACCAGCTGCTGCGACACTCATTTGACGACCTCGTACTGCAGCGAATTGATCATCTGCGCTGTGGCGATACCTGGGATGGTCGAAGCAATGCCCTTCTTGCGGCGCGCCTTGATCGTGCTGTCAGCCAGCGGTACTGTATCTCCGCGAGTGATTGTCTCACGAAGTGAACCAACCATGTCCTCGCCAAGACCTGTCAGGATTGCGTCGAAGTTGAATTCACCGTTGGAGTAATTATTGGCAATCAGCTTCTGGACTCTATCTTGGATGCCCTTCAGCACGGTCTGGTTTTGGAATGTCCTGCGCAGGTACGCGCGCGCTGGTATGCGTCCGCCGTTCTTGAGCGGTGCGCCATACTCTTGGATAATAAAAAGATCTGAATTCGAGATCCCGCCTTCGTGCATTCCGACAGCACCAAGACGGACGCGCATCTTGTTTAAGCGTTTTAATTGCTTCTGGAACTTTCTGAGGTTTGCATCGTCGATTTTCACAGCAGTTCACTCCATGTCGCTGATGCGAACAGGGTGCCAGATCCTGTTCTGACTCTTGCCGCGATGGTGATAATGTCGCTCACGCCAGCAATGTTTGCAAAGACGCCAATACGATCCTCAAGGAGATCAGCCAAGGCAATCCGACTTGATGACGACGCCCACAAAGCGTGCTGGACAATTCCGCCGCTTATAGCTGTGGCTGCTGTGTCCGCTTCAGCTATGGAGTTTGACCCGGCCGAAGCAAACGCCGCACCCGTTAGAGTACCGTTAAGAATAACCTGCAAAAGGATCTCATCGGCTGCAGCTCCCATCACTGTCGCCATCTTCAAGAATATCTGCTTGCGTACATACGCCGAAGCGAGTCGGATAGAAATTAATGGGCGGACGGTTGTTCCGACTGACACACCGGTCACTGCAGCGATTGCTCGGGATGCATATCGTGGAGAATATCCACCTTCAGCGATGACCGCAGCGCATATTTGAGTCAATACCGTAGGACTTGCAGAAGCTCCGGTGTTTTCGATCTCATACCGCACTGGGAGCGTTGCAGTGGTCATGTACACGTCTGTTAGGATGTTCGCATGAAGAAACTGGTGAACCGGGATAAACACACCACCGATTTCAAAGCCTATGCGGACGCGACCGACTCCGAGCCACTGCATGTCGATGACAAAGATTTGAGTCTTTGTTGTATCCAGAACTATCCCGCTCACACCGTAACCGTCCAGCGTGTCGATATTCCAGCTCGCCTGCGGCACTGCGTTATCTACAGCAACGCCTGATGTGAATGTTCTACGGACAACGCTCAGGCCTGCAGATGCCTGCTCAAGAAATATTCCATTCTGTGCGTCGAAGTATCCAATGCGCTTTCTGACGTTTTCTTTTGCAGCACCGACAACACCTGTCAATAGAACCTGCTGAGACCTTCCCGGCTGGTATTTGCAGTACATCTTCGACTGCCGAATTACTTTGTCGCCACTGGCTGTTCCGACAGTCATGTCCACGCAGGCTCGGTTTGTTCCATGCGCGCTCGATGCGCCACCGGATATAGATTCATCAAAAAGTAATGGCTGCTTGTCGTTTGGGAATGTTACATCAAATAAATTAAACGGCGCGCTGACACGCAGACGACCGAACGCATCTTTGCTCGATCCATCCAGAATGTCGTCAATAACAGTATGCTGAATATCTGCAGGCTTAGTTCTTGAGCTCAGTGGTACATCGAGGTTAAGAATCTCAGCTTCCAAAGGCCCAGAGAATGAATTCACCATGTACTGAGCATCGACCACAGCTTTTGCTTTTAACTGGTCTTCAGTAATACGGCCGGCAGATAATGCCAATTGGTAAATTTCTTCTTTTCGATATTCTGCGTAAAGTGTCGCCGCTGTGATACTAAGCAGGCGCTTCATGGCTAAACGCTTACAGGGAACTCTGAACGGTCAACAAACTTTATGAATTCCCACAGGAATGGCGTCATGCCTTTGTCTGTTCCTCTCGGGATGTCGGCCTGAGAAACGGAAACGTCTCCCACTGCCTTTGATAAAATAACAGGGTTAATCCCCAGAATGCAAAGCAGATGGCAAACCATCAACCTTCCAAGGAATTGGTATTTGTCAGCGTCGGTGTCGGCTTCCGTGACTCCGTACTGATCCATGAGAAAAGGGGCATCGGCGCAAGCCTGCGCAATCTTTGCCGAAGAAACTGTTGAACCCAAATAGAGTGCAACTGCTGCTGGATCGATTGCCATGCCTGCGCCGTTACCTGTTAGCTGATGTTGTTACCGAGCTGGATGCCGGTTCCGACATACGAAGCACCGGGGTGTTTGCCCTGGTATCCCGCTGTCTTGATCTGCAACATCTGCTGGATCGAACCGTCGACCAATGTGACCGGGGCCAGCATTGTCAGAGGTTCAACCGTTGCTATGCAACCGTAACGCTTGTCTGCTTCGATGAGCATGAAACCGCTTTCAGTCAGCCACGTCATTGGACGGGTTGTGCCTGATACGGTTCCTTTCTGCATCGCGTTCGACACAACGATCTTGAGCTCTTTTTTCAGAGTCAATTTCGCCGCGCGCTGAATCCACTCGATGAGCGGAGTCGGGTCGGTCGCGGTAACCTTGCGGAAACCGAGAGCGTTCACCGTCAGCGATGGTGGCAACACGATGGTGTTCGGCACATACGCGTTGTTGCGCATCACCCAAGAAATCGCACGAGCGATGTCTGCGATGATCAGTGCAGAATCCTTCTGGAACCATGTGGTTGCGCCACCGACGTTCGGTAC